GGGATTATGTTAAGTATTATGCAGGCGTCATACCAGGCGTTAGGTTTAATGAGACTGAACTACGGGTAGACTTTCCTAATGGTGGTAGGTTGATGCTGTTGTCTGCGGAAAATCCTGATTCCCTTCGTGGCATTTATTTAGATATGTGTGCGTTTGATGAATTTGGGATGCAGAATCCGAGGGTATGGGGGGAGGTTGTTAGGCCGGCACTATCTGACAGAGAGGGGGCGGCTGTATTTTTAGGCACCCCAGCGGGACATAATCATTTTTTTGATTTGCTAGAAACAGCCAGGAAACAACAGGAGGAGGGTTCCGACCAGTGGTATCACAAGATAGTCAAGGCTAGTGAGAGTGGGTTGGTAAAGCCTGACGAGTTGAGGGCCGCTAAATCGCAGATGACACCGGAACAGTATGAACAGGAGTATGAGTGTTCGTTCACCGCTGCCATTATTGGCGCTTATTACGGCAAGTTATTGGCAGATGCAGAGGATGATGGTAGGATAACAAGGGTGCCTTATGACCCTGCTTATCCTGTGCATACTGCTTGGGACTTGGGCATTAATGACAGTACAGCCATTTGGTTTGCTCAGATTTTTCGTGGCGGGGCTGTTAATATAATTGATTACTATGAGAACAGTGGTGTTGGTTTAGACCATTACGCAGATGTTCTTAATAGGAAGGACTACAATTACGGCGACCATTTAGCGCCGCATGACATTGAGGTGAGGGAGTTGGGGTCAGGCAAGTCCAGGTTAGAAACGGCGTATACTCTGGGCATTAAGTTTCGCGTCATTCCTAAGATGAAAGTTGCTGATGGCATAAATGCTGCGCGTATGCTATTACCTAAGTGCCACTTTGATAGGGATAAGTGTACTGAAGGCTTGGAAATGTTAAGGCAATACAGGCAAGAGTATGACGAACGTAAGAAAACTTTTCGTGACCAGCCGCGACATGATTTTACATCACATTCAGCCGATGCGTTTAGGTATCTTGCTATTGGCATTGAAAATAGGTCTAACTACACAAAACCGCCGCAACAGGTAACTATGAACGAATACAATCCATTTGCATTATAAGGAGACAATTATGGGTTTTTTACGTCCCAAATCAACACCACCACCACCACCGCCACCATTGCCACCAGTTGTAGATGAGGCAAAGGCTGCGACTTTAGCGGAAGAAGAAGTGCAGACACAGCGCCGCAGGCGTAAGGGTAGAGGCTCTACCATTGTTGCTGGTGCTTTAGGTGATTCAGCCGCACCTGGACAACCGCCCACTTTAATGGGGTAAGACATGCAAGATTACGTTAAAGGACTTGTTAAGCGTTTTGATTACATCAAGGCGCGGCGAGATAACTGGGATACGCATTACCAAGAGTTAGGCGATTACATGCTGCCAAGAAAGGCAGATATTGTAAAGAAGCGTTCTCGCGGCGAGAAGCGTATGGAACAAATCTTTGATGGAACTGCTTTGCAAGCTGTGGACCTTTTGTCTGCATCTTTGCATGGTATGCTGACAAGTGGGGCTTCTCCCTGGTTCCACTTAGACGTCAAAGATACAGAGTTAAACCGCGATGATGAGGTGCGCGAGTGGTTGCAAGACACTAGCGCCCGCATGATGAGGGCCTTTAACCAGTCTAACTTTGAAACAGAAGTGCATGAAATGTACGTTGACCTGGTTGTGTTTGGCACAGGCTGTATGTTTGTCGAGATGGACAAGGGTCATTTGCGGTGTAGCACAAGGCACATATCAGAGTTCTATGTCCAAGAAGACCAATATGGAATAGTTGATACGGTATTTAGGAAATATTCTATTAGCGCTGTAGCTGCTGTTCAACGATTTGGTATTGACTCTGTTGGCGAACACATCAAACGTGTTTATGAAAAAACTCCAGATGAAACTGTTGATATTCTGCATTGCGTTACGCCAAGGGTGGATAGAGACCCTAGCAAAGCAGACAACAAGAACATGCCGTTTATGTCTGTGTATATTTGCATGAAGACTAAAATGGCTATTTCAGAAGGTGGGTTTGAAGAACTGCCTTATGTTGTACCTCGGTTCTTGAAAGCCACTGGCGAGGTTATGGGTAGAAGCCCTGCAATGGTTGCGCTACCAGACGTTAAGATGTTGAATTTAATGTCTAAAACCATTATTCAAGCTTCTCAGAAAATGATAGACCCGCCTTTGTTGGTTCCTGATGACGGCTTTTTATTGCCTATTAGGACGCAACCTGGTGGCCTAAACTTCTATCGCGCTGGTTCTAGGGACACAATTACGCCATTAAATACGGGTGCTAACATCCCTATTGGGTTGTCTATGGAAGACCAGCGAAGGCAAGCTATTCGTTCTGCTTTCTTTGTTGACCAATTACTTGTTGGTGGCTCACCTAATATGACAGCAACAGAGGTTATCCAACGCCAAGAAGAACGCATGAGGGTAATAGGCCCTGTGCTAGGCAGATTGATGAACGAGATGTTGCGGCCACTAATAGACAGGGTGTTTGCTTTAATGGTTAGAGAAAACTTATTAATGCCAGCGCCTGAGATATTGCAAGGGCGGGATGTAGATATAGAGTATGTGTCGCCTCTAGCTAGGGCCCAGAAATCTAGTAGTCTTAACAACACCTTAAAGGCTTTAGAAGTGCTGATGCCGTTAGCGCAGTCTCTACCTGTTGGCGACCACATCGACCCTGACGGGTTGGTTCGCCATATCACTGAGGCACTTGGAGTTCCAAAGACTACACTTAAAACTCAACGTGAAGTGAACCAGGTGCGACAAGACCGTGCAGAGCAACAACAAGCAATGATGGAACGCGAAGAATTATCACGCGATGTTGCGGACGGCGCACAAGCAGCGCAGGCAGTCAGGATGGTTTCTAAGTGAACAAAGAGATAGAAAAGCTAAAGTTTATGTATAAAGAAGCCTTTGAAGACGAAGGCGGCAAAAAAGTCCTGTCGGACTTAGAGGCGCGGTGTAACTACCGTGCTTCTAGCTATGTGCCTGGCGATGCCAATGCCACAGCTTTTGAAGAAGGAAAACGTGCTGTTATCCTTCATATCCACAATATGATGAAAGAGGAGTAATTATGTCACTAGAGAACACCGAACAGGTAGCCCAGCCAGAGATGGAGACCCCTGCGGAGGTTGCATCAGGCGGGTCTGGTAACGAGTTTCTAAACATGATACCAGAAGAACTACGGGACCATCCTAGCATTTCGCCTATAAAAGATGTTGAGAACCTAGCCCGTTCCTATGTAAACGCGCAAAGATTGATTGGAACCGATAAGATTCCAATGCCCAGCAACCCTACAGAGGAAGATTTAGACAGAATTTATGACCGCCTTGGCCGCCCAGAGACACCACAAGACTATGGGATAGCCGCTGACGGTTCTGTAGTTACGGAAGAAGTAGCTAAAGAATACTCAGATATTGCGCACAAACTGCGCCTTACACCCGACCAAGCGCAGGGTGTTCTTGAATATTACCGCAGTACAGTGGAAAAGACCGGAACTGCAACAGTTGAGATGGCTGAAGCTGCTAGAGAAGCAACGGTTTCTTCTTTAAAGCAAGAGTGGGGCCGCGCTTTTGACCAAAAAGTAGAAGCCGCTGCCAAGGTTGCACAGGAATTTGGCAACCCAGAGATGTTTGATATCACTTTGCAAGATGGTTCTAAACTAGGGGATAACCCTGAGTTTATTAAAGCATTTGCAAAAATCGCTGATTTCAGGCAATCTGTGACCAGTGAAGACACTGTTGCAGAAATGTCACAGTCAAATGTAATGACGCCAGCGGATGCAAAAGCTGAGATTGACGCCATTATGAATGACAGAAATGGACCATACTGGGACAGAAAGAATTTAGTGGGCCGCCAACAGGCGGTTGCAAGAGTACAAGAATTATGGGGCATGGTGCATGGATGAGTTAGATAGACTCAATGTACGCCTCGATTGTTTACGGATTGCTGTAGAGTTTGGCTCTCAGCGAGATGTAATGAATCCTAACGCGCTCGCAGAAAATTATTATGAGTGGGTTATGCAGGGTAGCGAGGCAACTCGTCCTGGCGACAATCGGAAAGACGATGGCCCTAAGTCGGCCAAAAAGACCAGGAGTGTCCGAGATACGGGTAGCACACCGCAAAGTTCAAATGTAAATGTGTAACTAAAAGGAGGACAGTATGTCCACACAAGTAACCACAGCATTTGTACAACAGTATTCTGCAAACGTGCAGATGCTATCACAGCAGATGGGTTCTCGTCTGCGTGATGCGGTTCGCGTAGAAACTGTTGTCGGAAAAGATGCTTTCATCGACCAAGTTGGCGTTGCTACAGCCCAGCTTCGGACAACCCGTCACCAAGACACACCACAGATTGACACCCCACACTCACGGCGTCGTCTAACCTTGGCTGACTACGAATATGCAGACCTAATTGACGACCAAGATAAGGTTCGCATGTTGATTGACCCAACATCAGCTTATGCAATGGCATCTGCTGCTGCTATGGGCCGTGCAATGGATGATGTTATCATTACTGCTGCACTTGGTACTGCCGCAACAGGTGTTGCTGGTGCCGGTTCTGCTACCATTACCAACACAATTGCACAAGGTAATACAAACCTGACACTTGCAAAGCTTCGTGAAGCCAAGCAGTTGTTGGATGCTGGTGATGTTGACCCATCAATCCAGCGTTACCTAGCTTGTGGCCCAAGCCAAATCCAGTCTTTGTTGGCTGATACGACTGTTACGTCATCAGACTTCAATACTGTTAAGGCGTTGGTGCAGGGTGACTTGGATACCTTTATGGGCTTCAAGTTTATCATGACTAACCGTCTAGCAACCTCTGATGGTTCAGAGACAGACGATGTTCGTGATTGTTTTGCATGGGCAGAAGACGGTATCACTCTGGGTATTGGTAAAGACATCTCTGCCCGTATTGACGAACGTGCTGACAAGGGTTACGCGACCCAGGTCTACTACTGCATGTCAATCGGTGCGGTTCGGATGGAAGAAGCAAAGGTTGTTAAAATCCTTTGTGACGAATCTCCAGACTAAGACTAACGGGGTGGCACGGGTTTCTGTGCTGCCCCATTCACTGCCTAATTGGAGGGTAACATGATGAAACCGTGCGGAGACTTCCGCTGGGATTTAGAAGTAGGCCAAATAGCTGAGCAATGGCTTGGAGGCATATTAAGTGGAAACACTATAGAGGTGAAAAGAGATTTTGTAGCTTCACGAACTGGTAATGTGTTTGTGGAGTTTTTTTGTAGAAACAAGCCTAGCGGGTTGGCAACAACGCAAGCAACGCATTGGGCGTTTATACTTGATGACGAAACTGTGGTATTATTACCAACAGAAAAGTTGAAAACGATAGCAAGAGAAGCATACAGAAAACGCGGCCCTGTCATTGGCGGCGAGAAGAATTTAAGCAAGGGCGTACTGATTAGAGTTGAAAGGCTAGTGAACCATGCCATCAGTTGTTGATATTTGTAATGAAGCTATGGATTTGCTTGGCGCAGCAACTATCACGGCTCTGACAGAAAACTCAAAAGAAGCTAGGTTATGTAACCGTAGGTTTGAAACTGTGCGTGACCAAGTGCTAAGAGCGCACCCTTGGAACGCAGCCATTACTAGAAAAGCTTTGGCGCGTGATAGCGTGGCACCCGACTTTGGTTTTAAGTACCAGTACACATTACCGACTAATCCTTATTGTTTGAGGGTATTATCGTTCTGGAATACAAATGTAGACAACCACATTGCTGCATACGATTCCCAAAATATGTTCAAAGTAGAAGGCCGCAAGATACTAACGGACGAAGACGTTTGTAAGATTATTTATGTAAGCAGGCTAACTGACACTGAACAATACGACAGTTTGCTTTCTAGCACAGTTGCACACAAGCTGGCATCAGAAGTAGCGTATGCCATCACTGGCAGTAATTCTGTTGCGCAACAAATGTTTCAGTTATATCAAGCACGGTTAGCAGAGGCCAGGTCTATGGACGCTGCCGAAGGTGTGCCTGACAAAATCATTGCAGACTCATTTATAAATTCAAGGTTCTAAGATGGCTAGAGTTTCATCAATTGTAACTAGCTTTCAAGCCGGTGAACTATCGCCTCGTCTTGAGGGGAGAATAGACCTACAGAAATACAGTGCTGGCGCGCAAACTTTGCAGAACATGGTGGTGTTTCCACAAGGCGGGGTTACTAGACGGCCTGGCACTTACTATGCGGGTTCATCTAAAAGTGGTGGCAAAGTACGTCTAATACCCTTTGAGTTTAGTGATGAGCAGGCATATGTGCTTGAGTTCGGTGCTAACTATATCAGGTTTTTCCAGGATGGTGCGCTGCTAGAAAGCGGTGGCAGCCCTGTAGAAGTGGTAACAACATATAGTGTTACGGATATATTTGAAATCAATTTTGTTCAATCTGCTGACGTAGTTTTTCTTGCGCATAAAGACCATAAACCCGCAAAGCTAACGCGAACCACTGCTACTAGCTTTACGCTAACGGACATAGATTTTGTTGATGGCCCCTACCTTGATGAAAACATCACAAGCACAACTCTTTACGCAGATGCTGACACAGGCAGCGTAACAATAACAGCATCCGCAGGCTTGTTTACCAGCGCTGACGTTGGACGTTTATTGCGATTCCGCGAGGTGCTTGAGGTAACATATGATGCGTGGGCTGCGGCTACAAGTTATAGCAACAATGATTTTGTCCGTTATAACGGGCATGTGTATAAGAAAGTATCAAACGGCACCAAAACATCAGGTAATACGCCTCCTGTGCATACGTCAGGGACCGAAACCTATGGCGATATTGACTGGGAGTATAGGCACGATGATACTGGCCATGTAGAAATAACAGCGTTTACTTCCGCGACAGTGGTAACAGCCACGGTAAAAGAAGATGATGGTGGTGTATCTGTGTTGCCTCACAATATTGTTGGTGCCGCTAATGCAACAACAAAATGGTCTTTGGGGGCTTTTGGCGGCGACCAGGGCCAGCCACGGGCTGTAGCCTTTTATGAGGAAAGGCTTTACTTTGCTGGAACAATAGGCAAGCCCCAATCAATATTTGGTTCTGTCACGGCAGATTTTGAAAACCATACGCCTGGCACAGAAGACGATGATGCTGTAAATGTCACAATCTCCTCTGACCAAGTTAATATTATCAAACACATGATTCCTGGGCGTTTCTTGCAAATTATGACTAGCAGCGCAGAGTTTACCTTATCAGGCGGCACTGGCACAACGGCCGTTACGCCCACTAACTTGAATGTACTTAGAGAGACTACCTTTGGTTCTGGTGATGTCAGGCCATTACGGGCTGGCGCAAGCACAATTATGATTCAAAAAGGTGGGGAAAAAGTAAAGGAAGTTACCTTTAGCTTAGATACGGATGGCCTAGTGGGCAGAGATTTAACCGTGTTAGGAGAACATCTTGTAAGAGGTGGGGTAACTGATATGGTTTGGCAGCAAGAGCCGGAACTTATCTTATGGTTTGTCAGAGGTGACGGCACGCTAATTGGGCTGAGTTACGACCCTGCAAACAATACTATAGGGTGGCACCAACACCCATTAGGCGGCAGTGGTGTTGTCGAAAGCATAACAGCCATTCCAAGCGGCACTGAAGACCAGGTTTACCTGTCTGTTAAGAGGACAATAGATGGTTCAACCGTGCGTCACATTGTGTATATGAAGTCTATATATTTCAACCAGGATGTAGGCGATGCTTTTTATGTAGACAGCGGTATCACATATGATGGCGCAGCTACCACAACAATAACTGGGCTTGACCACCTTGAAGGTGAATCGGTGCAGATACTGGCAGACGGTTCCACACACCCAGATAAAACTGTTTCAAGCGGGAGTATTACGTTAGACCGCCAAGCAAGTAAGGTGCATGTCGGGATGTCTTACAACTCTCTTGTGGAAACATTAAGGTTAGAGGCTGGCGCAGATGACGGTATTGCGCAGGGGAAAATCAAGCGTATCCACGGTATTACAGCCAGGTTCTTGGACACTGTGGGGGCAGAACTTGGGCCAGATGTAAATAATTTAGACAGGCTGCCATTTAGAGATAGCAGTATGTCCATGGATACAGCGGTTCCATTGTTTAATGGGGACAAAGAGATATTCTTCCCATCTGGATATGAGAACGATGCGCAAGTTGTTATCAGGCAAAGCCAGCCATTGCCTATGACAATCGTTGCTATAATGAGAAGGTCAAACACGTTCGATGCTTAGAATAGTTCCATTTGATTCAAGTTTTGTTAATAGCATAGAAACTGACTTTGAGTTCCCAGAAAGCATGCGGTCTGCTTTCAACAACAGCAACCAAGTCGTAGGCTATGCGATTATGGGCAACAAGCAAGTTATAGCTGTTGGTGGCATACACGAAATGTGGGATGGTGTTGGCGAAGGTTGGGTTGTTCTGTCTAAACATGCGCCGAGTTGGAGGCTGTCATTAGCTAGGTATGCTAGAACGCTATTTAATAGTATACTGGAAACAACAGATTTGCACCGTGTACAGGCAAGTATTCATGTAGGAAATCCAGGCGCTATTAAGTTTGCTGAGTGGATGGGATTTGAGAATGAAGGAATTATGCTTAAATTTGGGCCAGACGGTAGTGACTACTATCGCATGGCAAGGGTGATGTAATGGAACCTTTAACAATGATTTCAGTCGGAGCCTCTGCGCTTGGTGGAATTATGGGTTTCAAAGGAAACCAGGCCGCCGCCACCGCTGCCCAGCAAACGGCAGAGTACAATGCCAAGGTTGCGGAAAATGAAGCTGTCCTTTTGCGCCGCGCAAAGGTCGATGAAGAAGCCAGTCTTAGACAGCAATCTGACCGCCTTATAGCAACCCAACGTGTCGCCACTGCGAAAGCCGGTGTGCAAATGTCCGGCAGCCCCTTTGAAGCGTTGCGCGAGTCTTATTTTAACCGTCAAATGGATGCGGTAAAAATACAATATGCTGGCAATGTAGAGGAAGCTGGTAAAGTAGCGGAGGCTGCGCTTTCCCGCGCCTCAGGACGGGCCCGTGCTACAGCACTGAAGACGCAAGCATATCAATCATTACTATCGGGTGCAAGCAAAGCAGCCAATATTTTAGCGTGAGGTACTAATGCCTAAGATTCCAGTATACGAACAACAGGTAAGATTAGCTACTGGTTCACTAGGGCCACGGGCAAGCAGCGCTGACTTTGAAGCACCGGGTAGGGCTATGGCTGCGCTTGGTGAACAGGTTTCAAGCATAGCTAATCAATTTGGAATGGCTGAAAAAGAAGCGGAAACAAAAGCTAAGACCGCTGGCCTGGAAAACGAGGTTCTTGAAAAGACTGCGCAGTTCCAGGAAAAAAATCAAGACACTACCACAGGGGCAGCAAAGCAGAGATATGACGCTGACATTTCCACGCCTACTCTCCAAAGCATTGATGAGATGGATTTGTCTCGCAATCAAAAACGGACAATAAAGGTTAAGCTGCAAAGGCAGTTGATTAAAGGGTCTTTAGCTGTTCAGCGAAAAGCGTCTGATAACGGTCAGATTGTTCGTGGTGGAATGGCAGACGAAAGGTTGCTTAAACTTCAAACAGAATTTGCAACAACATCAGACCCTGATTTAAAAGCAATAGTGAGTAAAGAAGCTAACGAGTTAATTGCGCAGTCTCAACTTGCTGGCGACAGAATAACTTACAATGCTAAGTCTTGGAGGAATGGCGCAGTATCCGAGGACGTTGCTACAAGAACAAATGCCGCTTCTTCATTTCAAGATTTTGAGGACGCCAAGAAAGCTGTGAAGGAAAACCCTGGGTTTACGCAGCTTGAGGTGGCGCAGCAACAGGCCATCATTTTGACAAAGCAGTCTGCGTTTGTAACCGAACAGAAAAAGCGAATAAACGGCCAAGTTTTTGCAGCAATGATGAGTGAAGATGAATTTAATGACGCAATGAACCAAGCTTCTACAGGCGACATTGTTATTAATCGTGATGATGAGCAAATAGTGATTTCACTTGCTGGCCTACCGACAGATGAGCGCCTTAACATTGTTACGTCAATGAGAACACAGCGCAACATTAAGGTTACTGAGGATGAACGTGAAACTGTGGAGTTGTATTCAACAACTTTTGTTGACGCAAGCCCAGCCGCCCTGCAAGGCAACTTAGATGATTTGCGTGCTGGCACTGGCTTTGCTGAAGGCATGAGTCTAAGGGTAAGAAATGCGCTTGAGACTATAGTTAATACTCAAATTCAAGACCGTGTGCCAATGGTTACGTCACAGATAGCTAGCAATACATCGGCTATAAAGTCACGCCTAAGTCTTAGCAACGGAGTTCCTGACGAAGACACTAGCGATGACATTCAAGAGACTATTGGTCTTTTTCACTCACTGGGAGATGCTGCTGGAGCAATTAAGTTTGCAAGCGAGGTTGAGGCAATTTCCTCTGCTGGCGCTTTGTATTCTTCAGTAAAATACAAGTCTGACGCCGCTATATTAAAGGCTGGATTAGCCTTAAAACAGGAGATAGGCAGAAAGGGCGCGACTGTAGAAGAAGTAAACAAAGCACAGGCTACGCTTGCTGCACTTAATGGTATGCTTGTAAACAGGAAGCAAGCTATCCAGAAAGACCCAGTTGATTTCCTTCAGTCTGAAAATAGAAATGACTTGCGTGACCAAGAAGCAACCCTAACAACAAAACAGCTTATAGAAAAACAAGTCGCCATGAACATTCCTGATGGTGATATACGCATATTGTCGGACGCCCAAGTTACAGCTTTCCAAACTCAATACAAGGGATTGACAACTTATGCAGATAAGTCTGATTACGCGGTGAATTTCTTATCAGCCTACAATCCCGCTGACCAAAACAGGATTATGCGTAATTTGATAAAGTCAGATGCTATCACACTTGTAGATTCTATGATTATAGCTAACCCAAACAACGCAGCAATGTTTGCCGTTGATGCTGCAAACGCCCCAGAAAGTGCAAAGGCTATATCTGCTTTGTTCACGCCCACAGAACGCAAGGATGTAGCGGCGTTAGTCTCTGCAAACAATACTGATTACACTGGTAGCGTGATTGGCGGTCAAATAGAGGGTATGGTTAGCCGTGGGGCTACATCAGCGCGGATGCTTCACGCGACAACCATGAACTCAATAATCACCAACACTGCGCTTTATTACAAGTCAGTGGACACAACAATCAGTGACAGTGACGCTGTAGAGAAGGCAATCAACACGGTTGTAAATAGCCAGTTCTCCTTTGGTAGTGTAAATGGCAAGCCATTGCGGTTTCCAAGTGGCATGGCTTCTGATGCTGCTGGAGTAGCTAAAAAGCTAGAAAGTTCTTTGTCTAATACCGAGTATCTAGGTTCCATTGTTGATGTGCCGGCTGATTCTCCGTTCAGCAAAAAACTGCCCCCAGCCGAAGCTGAACAGGCATATGCTTCTGAGTTGGCTAACTCAGGGTATTGGGTGACTACATCAGATAACCAAGGGGCATATTTAGTAGACCAGAATGGCAACATGGTCCCAAGAAAGGCCCCTATTGATGGATTTGACGGCGCAGCAATTACTCCGTCAGATATGTTCGTTATGGTTAAGTTTGCTGACGTTAAGTCCACTGTTGACGAAACCAACATGCTTAAAGAGGCGAGGCCAGTTATAGGGTTTGATAGAATATCAGCCACCGCAGAAATTTCGCTAAAAGAAAAAAGGCCGATATTCTAATGGTTGATATGTATATTCCAGAGCAGAGTTTTGATAGGGCATCGCATGATAGCTACTACAGTAACTCTAAGGTAGGCACGTTAGATGTGCTTGGCGCAACTTTGGACGACACCCTTTACTACAATCCTGGCGCCGCGGCAAATAGGTTCCTAGAACAGTACGACAGGACTGCCAAGTCGGGAAAGGTGCTGACCCCAGAGGAGTGGGCAGAGAGCCAGTTTTATCGTGAAGGTATCACAGTTGATGACACAGGTATTACTGAAGGTTTAGCCAAGATAATGGCAGACCGTAGTGACAAACGTGCAATTATAAACTCCACACTTTCGAGGTCAAAGGGTGGTTTTGGCTTAATGGCAGCGCAGTTTGGTGTCGGGTTTGCCGGTTCTTTAGTTGACCCACTCAATGTGGCAAGTGGTTTTATACCCGCCCTTGGCGCGGCAAGGATGGCGACAATGACCGCCAGGATGACGGCCAAGTATGGCAAGACTGGTGGTAGACTTGCTGCTGGTGCCATAAACGGCACTGCTGGCGCAGCTATACTAGAACCATTGATTCTTGGTCAAGCCGCTTCAGAACAGTACGGCTTCGGCATGGCTGCGTCTATGGATGCTGACTATGGTTTGATGGACAGCTTCTTAAACCTGACGTTCGGCGGCATCTTGGGCGGCGGCATACATTATGGCGTAGGAAAACTGTCTGACAGAATTGAGGCATCTGCTGCAAAAGATGAGGCTTTGGCAAGGTCAGTAGCCCAAGCCGCGTCAGGACAACCGATACAGGTAGGCCAGATTATTGCGCAGACAGAGGCGAAGTCTTTGGAAGACACGCTTCAACGGGCAAACGAAAGAATAGCCAGAGACAGACCGGACGTTGCTGCTGTTGAAAGAACAGTAGACCCTGATACTGGCGAGATTACTAGCGAACAGGTGACTGCCCGTAGAGAGGCCAAGCCAGACACCCCGGATGTCCAGCGCAAGGGAACGGCGCTTCCCAAGATATTAAAGGCAGAAGAACCTCGGTCACTATTAAAGTTCATATCCGATATGGGTGGGATATGGACTGGTGAAAAGCTTATCACAGAGGTCAAGCGGGCTGCTGGAGTTAGGTACAAAAGCATTGCAAACAAAAGCCAAGCAGCAAAAACACAGGTGCGCGGCAAAAAGAAAATTACTGAAAAAGTAAGGCCAGGTGGAAAGACCTTGGATGACATGCTTACCATGGCTAGGGAGGAAGGGTTCTTACCCCCAGCAATGGAAGGTGTGCCTGACGATATAGGTATAAACGACTTGCTTGAACTGATTGAATTGGAGGCGCGTGATGGCGTAAAGCAGTATTCTGATGCAGATGTTGGGCAAGTCCAAGCATTTGAAGATGCAGCGCAGCTTCAGACCGCCGCGAGACAGTTTGGCATAGACCCGAAGGGGTTAGATGACGATTCCTTTTTAAAGGCAGTGCAAGAAGCCGCAGATAACCAAGAGTATATTGATTTTAACACAAGTGCAGTAGAGGGCCGTGTCGAGGATGCCAACACAATGCCTATCTACGATGGCGGCGAACTAACAGAGGCAGAGTCCGTAAAACTGCAACAAGAATCGCAGATACACGACTACAATCTGGGTGAAGATGCTGACGCAAGGCCTATCCTGGATGAGATGGATAAAGATGGTGTTACCCCACCGGAACTTGACCCTGTTGTCTTAGCCCGTGAAAACGAGTTATTGCAGAATGACGTAGACCAAATGGCAGACGCGGGTGTTGTTATCCCACAGGACTTTATTGACGCTATTGGTGACGCTAACGATTTAGTAACAAAAGCAGACACTGTGTACGATGACATGACACGGGCTGGTGTGGTTTGCATGAATAGGAACTATAAAGGATGAGTATTCAAGTTTGCGCAGCAGAGGTTCTTAGGGTTGCTATTGATGGCGGCATCCAAGTGCCAAAGGAAGAAATTAACGATATTCTTAAATCCGTCAAAAGAAAGATTGATGGACGTGGGGCTGTTGATGGAGAAACTGAGTTACAAAAACTTATCCTGGAAGCCCAGACAGAGATATCAACCCAGGCAAAAGTTAACGCAGCTATTAAAAAGCGCAACGCACTAATCAACGCCCGTGTATACGGCAAGGTGATGACCGCTTTAAAGTCAGACCCAGACAATCCGCAAAGAGTTTTGTCGGCTATAATGGTGGGTGATGCACGGCGTGGATTGTTTAGTGTGGATGCGCAACAAAAAGCCATTCTTCTGGAACATGCCGGTGGGCTGGTCGCTGAGTTAAAAAAGCACGACAACTTAGACATTTTTAAAAGCGGTGATTTGGACGGTAAAATATACCAGGAAATGTTTGACGGTCTTGGTTCATCAGGAAACAAAGAGGCGCGCCAGATAGCCGAGGCTATACAAAAAGTCCAGAACCGCATGTTGAAAAGGAAAAACCGTGGCGGCGCAGCCATTCGGGAACTGTCTAATTATGTGGTACGGCAGAACCATGACCCGCTATTGCTGCGGGGAAAGGGGCTTGAACAGGATAAGGCGGACTGGATTAACTTTGTTAAGGAGCGCATAGACACTAAAAAGACTTACATGAACAAACCGGAAGACATGTCAGAAGACGAGTTTTTAGGCAACATGTACGACAACCTAGTGTCAGGCAATCACATGAAAGCTGACGGCATTTACGGGCAAGATGGCAGCTTAGACCCTCTAGGTGGTTACAAAGGGTATGCAAACCTTGCAAAGAAAATGAGTGCCGAAAGGTTAATACATTTTAAAAATGGTGAGTCCGCGTTTCAGTATGCTAACAAATACAGCCGCCAACCTTTGCGAGAGGCTGTATATTCTGGGCTAGGACATGATGCGCAAAGCATAGGTTTGATAGAGACATTTGGCACCAACCCAAAAGCCATGTTTGATAGAATACTTAAAGATGCACCAATGCCGCTAAAGTCAAAGCCAAAGTTGTTTGAGAAGTTCAGCGAACGGGCTTTGCGAAATCAATTTGCTGAACTAGATGGGACAACCAGGGCTATCGGCGCTGGTGTGCCAATATTAGGAACAAGCGTTACTTGGTCTGGAATTGCATCAGGACTCAGGGCGTTGCAGGCTATGTCTAAATTAGGTATGGCAACAATATCATCGTTTTCTGACATAGCTACAAAGGCTGCGTTTATAAACTCCAACACAGAACGCGGTGTATTTGGGGCATATGCTGTGGCTTTAAGAGACACGTTCAAAATATTTAACAGCGAAGAACAAAAGGAACTAGCTCTGCTTCTGAACATTGGGGTTGAGAACGAACTGGCGGAAATACACTCTAGGTTTAGCGCGAACGACAGTGCGCCTGGGCAAATATCAAAAGCGCAGCAGACATTTTTTAAGCTGAATGGTATGCAGTGGTGGAACCACACGCAGAAAGTAGGGGTTGCCCGTATGCTTGCGGCAGACCTAGCTAACTACAGCAAGAAGGATTTTTCACAAATCCCACCGGCCACCCAAAAGCTTTTAGGGTTGTACAACATCGGTGAAACTGAGTGGCCTTTGTTCCGCGACTTGGAACTAACAATGGCAGACGGGCGGCAGTACCTAACAACTGACGTAATAGATGGCATAGACAACCAGAAAATAGACCCGATTATCAGAGACTTGCGCGGCACTTTAGATGTCACTGATGACATGCGGCAACAATACAAAGACGAGTTGCGTACCAAAATAGCGTCTTACTACTCAGACAGCGCCGACACAGCGATACCAACGCCAGGTGCGCGTGAACGCGCTATAATGAATCAAGGAACAGAAAGAGGAACCGTGCTGGGTGAGGCTGTGCGCATGATAATGCAGCTTAAAGGGTTTCCAATCACCTATGTTACTAAGGGCATAGGGCGGCAATTAGAGTCTGGCGGTAAACTTGGCGTTGCTAAAATGATGCTTGGCACTACAGCAATGGGTTATATATCTGTCGCCACCAAAGATATTCTCAAGGGCAAGGAACCGCAAGAGGTATTCTCTGACGATTTTACCAAAAGCAAAGATGCGTTTATCAGGGCGTTTACACAAGGTGGTGGCGCTGGAATATACGGTGACTTTATATTTGGTGAGTTCAACAGATACGGGCAGTCGCCGCTAGAGACATTCGCTGGCCCTACGCTTGGTACAGCGGGTGATATTTTGAAACTTTATGCAAAGTTTAGAGATGGTGATGATGCGGCTGGTAATGCAGCACAACTAATGCTGCGCAACACACCGTACATGAATTTGTTTTATGGAAAGTTAGCGGTAGATTATTTGTTTGCATATGAACTGACAGAGTTTGTAAACCCTGGTTATTTTAAAAGGATGGAACGCAGAATGAAAAAAGACACTGACCAAGAGTTCTTCTTCCCACCTTCGCAGTACGTTAAATAAGCCAATACTTTCGTAAACAGCCAAAATACTGTATATATAAGCCAGGAGTTTAGGATGACAGTTAGCAGTACAACAACAAAGGTTAGCTACAGCGGTGACGGAAGTAACGCTGTATTTGCTTACACCTTTAAGATATTTGATGCTGCCGAGCTAACAACAATTAGCCGTGTTGATGCAACAGGCGCGGAAACAGTAGAGGCCTTGAATACAGCCTATATTGTTGATGGCGTTGAAAACCCGAATGGTGGCAACGTCACGTTCAAATATAACACTGGCAACCCATCTGACCCTAACTACAGCGTGACAGATTATCGCCCGCAAACAGGCGAGACTGTCGTTATAAAGCGTATTGTGGGCCTAACCCAGCTTACAGACTACACACCTAACGACCCGTTCCCTGCTAATGACCACGAAGAAGCGCTAGATAAGCTAACTTTCATAGCGCAGCAACAGCAAGAACAGATAGACCGTGGCATCAAGTTTGATGAGACTGATGCATTTTCTGGCGAGTTGCCTATTGCGTCACTAAGGGCGAACAAGTATCTGGCGTTTGGTGCTGACGGCGATATATCATTGGCATCTGGTACAACCAGCACTGTTGTAACTACGCCGTTTTCCGAGACATTGCTTGATGATACTTCAGCTTCACAAGCCAGAACAACACTGGGCCTTGGCGCATTATCTACGCTAAGTACGGTGGACACAGCGCAGATAGACGATGCCGCTATAACAACAGCAAAAGTGGCTGACGGCGCAATAACAGAAGCAAAATTAGATTCCGCTTTATCTCTTACTTCATCCTATTTCCAAGGGGAAAATGGCGCAGTCGGCGCGGTTGGCGGCAAAGGGGATATATTTAGAGTACACCAACAACAATTAGACACGAATGTTACGATTGCTGCGGGAGACAACGCTGGTTGTTTCTTTAGCTTGGTAATTGCAACTGGCGTTACGCTAACTCTTAACGGTAACTTAACTATTGCTTAATTAGGATAACAGATGTCAGTAAGCACAACCACAACTACAAATAGTTACGATGGCGATGGAAGCATCGTTGATTTTGATTACACGTTTGAGATTTTAGCAGACGCTGATATCAAAGTTATTGTTGTTAATAACACCACTGGTGTTGAAACAGTACAGACGCTGACAACTGATTACAGTGTGTCTGGCGCTGGCCTGACTTCTGGAGGCACAGTTACATTTGTGTCTGCGCCATCAAACACGGAAAAAGTGTTTTTAAAGCGCAATATGAGTATTACGCAGCCGACAGATTATACGGCTAACGACCCTTTTCCAGCGGAAACGCATGAAAACGCGCTAGACAGATTAACACTAGCCATGCAGCAAATTGATGAGAAAGTCGGCCGCGCATTAGTTAGAAAAGAAACAGACACTACCGCCATAGAACTTCCTTCTAACGCAGATTTAAAGGGTGGTATTTTAGGGTTTAACGAAACAACCGGCGCACCTGAAGCTGGCAGCTTGTCTGTCGGTTCTGTGTCAACGGCACCGGCTGGAGTGGATGCGTCAGTTACAAATTCCGGCACAGGTTCTATAGCAGTTTTTGACTTTGTTTTGCCGCGAGGAACAACCGGCGCTACCGGTCCGATTGGCCCAACTGGGCCTACCGGCGCAATAGGCCCTACTGGCAATACAGGCCCGACTGGCCCAACTGGCCCCACTGGCCCAACTGGGGCTGACTCAACTGTAGAAGGCCCAACTGGCCCTACGGGTCCAACTGGACCAACTGGACCNNGGGCCTGACGGCAACTTTGGCGGCGCTACATTCGATTATACATTTAGCACAACCACAACAGACTCTGACCCCGGCACTGGCAAAATTAGGTTCAATCACGCAAACCTTTCATCAGCCACACTAATGTTCATTGACGATACCGACAATGACAGCACAGATATACAGTCGTTTTTGCGAACGATTGATGACAGCACAAGTTTTATTAAGGGCCATTTTAGGATTTCCAATAGGCTTAACGCAGATGATTTTGCGTTACTTACAATCAGCGCGGTTACTGAAGCGACAGGTTATTTTAAGGTATCGTCTACTTATGTGAGTGGTTCAGCCGTATCATTTGATAACAGCGAAGATGTTATCATCACTTTTGCTAGAACTGGTGATAGGGGTGACACTGGTTCCCAAGGGCCACAAGGCGCTGCTGGCGCAACAGGCCCGACTGGCCCCACCGGGCCTACCGGGCCAACAGGACCAACAGGCGCAGACAGCACAGTGGCTGGCCCAACCGGCCCAACTGGGCCTACCGGCCCTACCGGCCCTGCGGGGGCTGATAGTTCTGTTGCGGGTCCAACCGGCCCAACAGGTCCGGCGGGAAGCACTGGTCCGGCTGGTTCAACTGGTCCAACAGGGCCAACTGGACCCGCTGGTGCAGATAGCACGGTAGCAGGGCCTCCAGGCCCAACCGGTCTTACTGGCCCTACTGGGCCTACAGGCCCAACTGGTGCAGATAGCACAGTTGCAGGGCCGCCTGGGCCAACCGGTGCAACAGGCCCAACAGGGCCTACCGGTGCAACTGGGCCTGCCGGCGCGACTGGTCCAGCTGGCGCAACTGGGCCTACCGGCCCAGCCGGTGCAGACTCAACGGTTGCGGGTCCAACAGGCCCTACCGGCCCCACAGGTCCTACAGGGGCAGATGGCCCAACTGGGCCTACAGGCCCAACGGGGTTAACTGGACCTACAGGCCCTACAGGGCCCGATGGGGCAACTAATATTGTTGTTGACACCACTCCTCAACT